TTTCTTTGACCGCAATGAACCAGATGTTGGATAGCTGGTCGTCTGAGCGTCTGTCCGTGTTCTCAACGCAAGACCAGATATTTACTTGGCCTGCTAATACCGCAACACGCACTCTTGGGCCAACGGGCAATTTTGTCGGCAACCGTCCGGTATTGGTGGACGATTCGACGTATTTCCGCGACCCATCGAACAACATCAGCTTTGGCATCAAGCTAATAAACCAAGCGCAATACAACGGCATTGCGGTAAAGACTGTCACCAGCACCTATCCGCAGGTCATGTTTGTAAACATGACCATGTCCAATATAGAAATGACAATTTATCCGGTGCCGACTAAGGCGTTGGATTGGCACATTGTCAGCGTCAACGAGCTGGTCGAACCGGCTACGCTGGCGACCACGTTGGTGGTGCCGCCGGGTTACCTTCGTGCGTTTCGGTTTAACCTGGCGTGCGAGATTGCCGCCGAGTTTGGCGTTGAGCCACCGCCCCAAGTGCAACGGCTTGCGATGACTAGCAAGCGCAACATCAAGCGCATCAACAACCCCGACGACGTGATGAGCCTGCCGTACAGCATTGTGGCGACTCGCCAGCGGTTCAATATTTATAGTGGGAATTACTAACATGCCTAATATCGCAATTTCTGCTCTACCCGTTGCCGCTTCGCAAGCTGGCGCCGATGTGTTGCCGATCGTGCAAGCCACGACCAGCACGACGAAACAACTGTCGGTTACCCTTCTGTTCACCAGCCCGACGCTTGTCACGCCTGCACTGGGAACTGTTGCCAGCGGCAATATCAGTGCTTGCACCAGCACCTCGATGGCGTTGACCACGCCGGTAATCGGTGCGGCAACCGGCACCAGCCTTACCGCGACTGGCACGATTGTATCTACCGGCACTGCGGGTGTGGGCTATGCTACGGGTGCGGGCGGGGCGGTAACACAAATAACCAGCCGCACTACGGGCGTGACGCTGAACAAGACCGCAGGCGCAATTACTTTGGTGAGCGCAGCGGGGTCTGCTACTGCTGCCACTTTTACTGTGACCAACAGCACCGTGGTGGCAACGGATGTAATTATCCTAAACCAGAAATCCGGCACCGACCTTTACGATCTGATGGTCACCGCTGTTGCTGCGGGTAGCTTTAACCTTACGTTCCGCACAACAGGCGGCACCACCACAGAAACCCCAGTGTTCAATTTTGCAGTCATCAAAGCAGTTGCGGCGTAATTGAAAACGCCCATCCTTGGCGGCAGTTATGTCGCTCGGTCAATCAATGCGGCCGACAACCGCATGGTCAACCTTTTTGCCGAAGCGATACCGGAAGGTAGCGGCGGCAAAGAGGCGGGCTTCCTGCTGCGGTGTCCTGGCCTGCGCTTGTTGGCAACGGTTGGCGATGGCCCGATCCGTGGGCTGTGGGTAACCAACGGCATTGCCTATGTAGTGTCGGGCAGCGAGTTCTACAGTCTGACTACAAGCTACACGGCTACCCTAATCGGTTCCGTAACCGGCACAGGGCCGGTCAGCATGGCCGACAACGGCGCGCAGCTATTCATTGCTTGTAACCCTGTCAGCTACATCTACAACACGTCCACAGCGGTGTTTAGGCAGATTACCGACGCAGACTTTCCCGGCGCCGGATCGGTCGGCTACCTCGATGGTTACTTTGTATTTAACGAGCCAGACTCGCAAAAGTTTTGGGTGACTAGCTTGCTGGACGGCACATCTATTGACCCGTTGGACTTTGCCAGTGCCGAAGGCTACCCCGACAACGTAATTGCGTTAATCGTAGACCACCGCGAGATATTCCTGTTTGGTAATACAAGTGTTGAAGTCTGGTATGACGCTGGCACCCCCGACTTCCCGTTGGCGCGGATTCAAGGTGCTTTTATGGAAGTGGGTTGTGCGGCGGCGTATTCGGTTGCAAAACTCGACAACAGCGTGTTTTGGTTAGGTTCGGATGCCCGAGGCCGTGGGATCGTTTACCGCGCCAATGGATACACGCCAGCGCGGATCTCGACCAATGCGGTTGAATACGCCATCCAAGGCTATGGCAACATTACGGATGCAATTGCCTACACCTACCAGCAGGACGGCCATCCGTTCTATGTGCTGATATTCCCGTCTGCCGGTGCAACTTGGGTGTATGACGTATCCACGCAGCTTTGGCACGAACGTGCAGGGTTTGAAAACGGGGATTTCACACGGCACCGTAGCAACTGCCAAATGGCGTTCAACAGCGAGGTTGTGGTTGGAGACTACGAGGACGGGCGGTTGTATGCCTTCGATCTGGATGTTTACGCCGACGACGACCAGATTCAGAAATGGTTGCGGTCATGGCGGGCGCTGGCTACGGGGCAGAATAACCTCAAGCGCACCGCGCACCACAGTCTACAGCTTGACGCCGAAACGGGTGTTGGGCTTAACGCCTATCCCGCTTACGATGGGGAAGATTTAGCCACCGAATCCGGCAACATTATTGTGGCGGAATTTGTGCAGGGTTACCTGACCACGCAAGCCGGTGACCAGTTAGTCACTGAGGCCAACGACGGTAATGAACCGCTGGTAACCCAAGTGCAGCCAGCCGAGGATTACAACGGCTATGCGCTGGAAACCGAAGCCTACACCGCAGCACCGGGTTACGATCCCCAGGTCATGCTGCGCTGGTCTGACGACGCAGGGCATACTTGGTCAAACGAACACTGGAACTCGATGGGCAAGATCGGCACCTATGGCACCCGCACCATCTGGCGGCGGCTCGGCATGACCGAGAAGATTCGCGACAGGGTTTATGAAGTGTCCGGCACCGATCCGGTCAAGATCGCCATCATGGGCGCAGAGTTGTTTGTCACGCCGACGAGTAGCTAGTGGCAAGCCTAAACATTACCAATATCCCCGCCCCAAGGGTGCCGTTCATTGACGAGCGCACCGGCTTAATGGCGCGGGAATGGTATCGGTTTTTTCTTAATCTGTTTGTCTTGACCGGCAGCGGCAACAACCCCATTACGCTGGAAGAGCTGCAGCTTGGGCCACCTAACCAGCCTGACCTAGCCGAGCTGCTGATTCAAATCAACCAGAACATTGCCCCGCAATACGAAGATCAATCTGGCGACTTTCTAGCCACGCTCGACACCGCGCAGCTCATGTCAATGATGTCGCGGTTTGAGAACGCTGAAGCCGCCATCCAAGGGGCTTACCTTCAGCCGGTTGTGCAGACCGGCACCATCGCCAACTACAACCTTGACAACAGCCCCACGGCGGGCGGCATAGTCTATGGCACCGGCCCCGCACTGGCGGTCAGTGCGGCAGGCACATTGGGCCAGGTGCTGACCAGTGGTGGTGCTGGCGCGCCGACATGGGCTACCGATGGCGGCGGCACCGTGACTACCGTGTCTGTGGTGTCAGCCAACGGGTTGGCGGGAACCGTAGCCACCGCAACAACAACTCCCGCGATCACGCTGTCTACGACCGTGACCGGCCTGCTGAAAGGCAACGGCACCGCAATCAGCGCAGCCACCAGCGGCACAGACTACGCCCCCGCAACCAGTGGCACATCCATCCTGTATGGCGATGGGGCTGGCGGGTTTAGCAACGTCACGATTGGCACCGGCGTTGCCTTTACCGCCGGAACGCTGTCAGCGACCGGTTCGGGCGGCACTGTCACCAGCGTGGCTGCGCTGACGCTTGGCACGACCGGCACTGACCTGTCCAGCACCGTGGCGAACGGCACAACAACGCCGGTTATCACGCTTCAAGTTCCAACGGCTTCAGCGTCTAATCGCGGGGCGTTGAGTGCTGCGGATTGGACGACCTTTAACAACAAAGGATCGGGAACCGTCACCAGTGTGGCGCAGTCTTTTACCGGCGGCTTAATCTCGGTCACGGGTTCACCAATTACCACCTCCGGCACGCTGGCATTAACGGTTGCAGGCACCTCTGGCGGTATTCCTTACTTTACCAGCGCATCAACCTGGGCAACATCCGCTGCGCTTACGGCCAGTGCGCTGGTGGTCGGTGGTGGTGCTGGTGCGGCGCCGTCAACAATTACGACCGGCACAGGCGTGACAACCGCGCTTGGCGTGGCAGTAGGGTCGGCAGGGGCGTTTGTGGTCAACGGCGGCGCTCTTGGCACACCGTCCAGCGGCACCGTCACCAACCTGACCGGCACCGCCAGTATCAATATCAATGGAACGGTTGGTGCTACAACGGCGAATACAGGCGCTTTTACAACAATAACAGCAACCAGTATTAAATTTGGTTCTGGAACTGTTTTAAGCAATTATGAAGAAGGTACTTGGTCGCCCACATTAACAACAACTGGCACAGCTTTTACAAGCGTTACTTATGCTGGCGCTAGGGTGGGTAAGTACACGCGAGTTGGCCGTGTGGTGACCGTTGAAGGAATTATGGTCACTAGCTCAGTAACTGTTGGATTAGCCTCTGGCGTTGTTCGTATTGGAGGACTTCCTTTTGCCCCTCTCGGAAACGGCGCGACTATTGCGGTGGGTTACGCAGATGGATGGTCTGTTAATATACCAATTACGGGTATTTTTATACCTACTTCAACAATTCAACTTTATTACAGAACATTAGCTAACGGCGCTACTGTTGATACACCAGTTTCTAATGTGGCTACCGGCGCAAATGGAAACTATTTGTATTTTAGCGGCTCGTATAATATATAAAAAGGTTAAAAATGGCGCTTACCAAAGCAACGTATTCAATGATTAGCGGCGCGCTAAAAAATGTGTTTGATTTTGGCGCTGTTGGTAACGGTGTTGCTGATGATACCGCCGCAATTCAAGCGGCAATTGATTTTACGGGAGATCTCCAATACGGGGGGACTGTTTATTTTCCTGCGGGAGAATATGTAGTTACAAACACATTATCTATTCCCGCAAAAGTAAGTTTGTATGGGGAGTCCATTGGTTCACGTCAAGGAAACAATGAACAATGCGGCGCAGTGCTGTATAAAAAACACGCAGATGATTGCGTTGTTTTTAATAAAACGGTTTCTGGATGGCAAGAAGCGGTCAACATAGGCATTGTTGGAATTGATGCCGCTAATACTGGCGGCAGCGGTTTTGTAATTAACACCTCAGATGTGCTTTTAACTAACTGCAAAGTTTTCGCACCGTACGTGCATGGATTTGTTGTGGGGGATGGTACTGCAACATCTTACGCAAATGAACTAATTGGTTGTTATTCAAACAACCCGCAAACAGGTGTCAATTATTTTATTGATAGCACACTTTTCAGAGGGCACAATTTGCTTTCTGATGGTGGACTTCGAGGAATGGTTATTCAGCCTGCTGCCACAAATTGGTCTATTGGTGAATGTCATTTTGAGGGGTTTACAGAAATCGGTATAACTATCGGTTCTGCTCAGGGTAAAACTTACGGAAAAACTTACTTGGCAGGAACTAGTGCCACGGGTTTGGTTGGCGTTCAAGCATACGGATCAGCAAGTGGTTGCGCTTTAATAGGTTTGCAAATAGCGTTTAATGCGGTTCGTGTTGGGTCAAAAGGTTTAGAAATTAAAGATACCGCTACATCTATTACGCTTCGTGATTCCAGCATTTCATCGGCTGAAAATGGCGTTTTTGACGTTACGACAGGATCACCGGCTGCGACATATATTGTTGGAACAACCTTTAACACTTGCGCGACGGGTATCAAAGCTGCAAGTGAAGGGTCAAAATACATTGGTAACACTTTTATTGGAACCACTAGTGTTGACATTTCGCATGATGCTGGCGGTC